CAAAAAAAATACTTTTATCCTCGTGGCCTGTACCCTGGATCAGGGGCTTGTTCGCTTGTACCCTGGCTCCCGGATCCTTGGGCTTGTGGACTCTGGACTCCGGCTTGAGCCCTTAGCTTGCGGCTTGAAGTCTTGCGTCTCTTTGCTTGAGGGCTTGTAGGTTTATAGTTCGGGGACTTCTTATTCGTAATCCAGTTTATAGTTTTATATCTCATTAGTGAATTCTATATTGGATTTCTTTGACATCTTTTGACCAGCATGCGCGACAGCTGCCGCAGTTGTTGCCTTGCTTAGGCGCCGGGCACACGTGACCAGCTCTGGGCTTGCTCACGACTGTGGACCAATGCGGCCAGGCGTTGCCGGGTTTCGTATCATTTTTTGCATTACTCAATCTAATAATTAAATTGGGCGGGATGATGTCAGGATCGAGGAACTGCAACAGCTTGCGCTCCTGTGTCGGGAGCCAGTGCTGTGTCTTCGGTGTAAGCTTGCAGACTTCAAAAATTTTTTTAAGGTGCTCGGGACCTTGCAGGTCTCCGGAGTCGTGCCATCTAAAAAATTTTTTTCCTTTAATTAATACAGCCATGGCCTGGGCCCAGTCTCGATGAGTTAAGGATTCCAGGCGCCTGGTTAAGGCGTCCTTCACATTTGGGAAATTGTATCGACCTTTAAAAGCATAGCAACCGAAGCACGGTGTGCCCGGGATCTTGCGCAATTTTGCGCCAGTGACGCACGCTACAGCTGGCAGGTTATAGCTGCCCTCTGGCATTTTACCGGGTGCGCTTAGGCCGCCGGTTATTTTGCTTGCTTCTTTTTTTAGCATTCTTAAATATTCTTTCTAGTTCATTTATAAATGGATCTTTTGAGCGTATTACTTTTTTTTTCATAATTTTGTTAGCGCTGGCCCCTGAAGTATCCTCCAGGGACCGTTCCACAGCTTCCCTGTGGTGCATTGTTCTTTACAGAGAAACAAGCTCTGAATGATTTCACAAATTTATTGCACCGGGAAATCATCAAACGAGGGCAAGATCCCACTATATCCCAGCTCCCCGGGCCTGTCAACTATTAAATTTTTTTCTTGTACTTTATTGGGCGGGCCCACCCGCTTGAAGGCTTGGGAGCTTGGAGACTTACTAATTATTTTTTATTTTTTTTATGGCTTCTTTTAAAGGACAAGTCCCTAGATAGAATTTAATCGACTGTCTCAAAGTCGAACCATTTTGGCCAAGCTGATAGGTCTTTCACCCTGCGCTAGGAAATCAAACCTAGTTGTTATGTCAACTTGACCCTAGATCCTAGAAGTATTTAGCTAGCTCAACATATTGTATAACTGCTAGGATCAAGGTTCAAGTTTGGCCAAGTTCAGCGCAAGATATAGTTTTGCAACCTTCTGACTTGACCCCGGATCACTGGGTATAAAATTACAGAGAATCTTCTGCCCTCCAATGATCCGGGGTCAAGGACGCTTATTTAACGAAGTAATATAACCGGTACACCCCCGTTAAAGCTCGCGCCTTGACCCAGTATCCGAGAGTATCCAATCTTTCCTTACTCTAAGGGGCTAGCCATGTTCGGATACTGGCTCAATTTTAAAT